TCGAGACGCAGCAAGAAATTGTCAAGCGGCTCGAAGAAGGCCATGCGGTTCTGAAGCGCGAAATCCCCAATTGGGGGCCGGACGTAGCGAAGCAGATCAATGAGTTCGCGGCCAAGGAATACGGATTCCAGCCGCAGGAACTGGCGCAGATCGTAGACCCGCGCATTGTCAAGGTCTTGCATAACGCGATGGTCGGCGCACAGTTGCTTAAAAAGCAACAGGGAAGCGCACAATCCAATCAGGCGGCGAAGCCCGTCACGAAGGTCGGCGGGACCAATGCCCCCGCCCGGCGTGATATGGGATCGCTTCCAATCAATGACTGGATGAAGGCGCGTAGCGAACAACTTCGGAAATCAAAAGGACGGTAATCAATCATGGCTAATACGATTCTCACTCCGCAGATGATCACGCGGGAAGCTCTGCGTGTTCTGCACCAAAAACTCAACTTCGTTGGGAACATCAATCGGCAGTACGACGACTCTTTTGCCAAAACTGGCGCAAAGATCGGCGATACGATGAAGATTCGCCTGCCGAACCAATACACGGTTCGCACAGGCAAGACGCTCTCGGCACAAGACACGACGGAAAACCAAGTGCCGTTGACTGTCGGTACGCAAAAAGGCGTTGATGTCAACTTCAGCTCTGCTGAACTGACCTTGAGCCTCGACGATTTCAGCCAGCGAATTCTTGAACCGGCAATGGCTGTTCTTGCGGCTAACATCGAGTCGGACGCGATGTCGATGTTCCTTGACGTTTACAACAACGTCAACAATATCGGCTCTGCAATTGCGCTGCGGCAGATTCTGATGGGCCGCAAGGTACTCAACGATAACCTTGCGCCAATGGACAACAATCGAACGGCACTGCTGAACACGCAGGATCAGGTCGACCTTGTTGATACCCTCAAGGGTTTGTTCCAGGACAGCGGTGAGGTTGCCAAGCAATACCGAGAGGGGAAAATGGGCCGGTCGGCAGGGTTTGACTTCTACGAAAACACCCTGCTTCCTACTCAAACGACTGGCACATCGGCGGCTTCTACTGGCTACACCGTGAACGGTGCGGTTACGGCAAACGGCTCTACGACCGTAACGCTTGCTAGTGGCACTACCACGTTTAAGAGGGGCGACATCATCACCTTCGCAGGCTGCAACCGGGTACACCCTGAGACGAAGGCGGATACAGGAGTGCTGCAGCAGTTCGTCGTTACGGCAGACTACGCAGGTGGCGCTGGCACGATCTCGATCTCGCCGGCTGTCTATACGTCTGGCGGCATGCAAAACGTCACGGCATCCGGCATCCCGAACAGCGCAGCGGTGAACAAGGTTGGCGGGGCAAGCGCAGTCTATAAGCCTTCGCTGGTGTTCCATCAGGATGCGTTCGCCTTCGCAACTGCCGACCTGATCATGCCAAAGGGGGTAGACTTCTCGGCTCGTGAGGTCTACGACGGCATCAGTATGCGGATTGTTCGCGCCTACGACATCAACAACGACGCCCTGCCGTGTCGTATTGATGTGCTGTACGGCTATAAGACGATCCGACCGCAGCTTGCCTGCCGAATCTTGTCTAACTGATGAAGTGATACCCGGCCCCTAATGTGGGCCGGGCTTTCCCGATATGGTGCAAATTCAAGAGTACCCAAAAGTGCTGTTCAGGCAAAAGACATGGGACGACTACTCGGACTTCGTAATCATTTACGACACCGAGGAAGAAAAAACATACGTTGGCAGCGGCTACATTTCGCTCAACGATCAGAAGATTGGCGATAATGACGGCACGAAAAAACGGGCAACCAGAGGCCGCCGCAAATGATCTCGACGTACTCAGAACTGAAGGATGCGGTAGCGGCCTGGTCGCAGCGATCTGATTTGGGCGATCACATCCCTGACTTCATCGCGCTCACGGAATCACGGCTCAGTCAGGACATTAGCGACATTGCACTGCTTCGGTCTGAGGCGCAACTTGTTACAGTGGCTGGACAGCGGACATATGATGCGCCCGTCGGACTGATTAAGGTCGAGTATGCGCGGAGAAAAGAGCCGGCATCTACTCCGATGCAAATCGTCCCGGCGCGGGTTCTTGCCCAAAAATACGCGTTCGAGCAATATACAAGCCTTCCTAATTTCATCGCGTTCGATGGAGCATATCTGGTGCTACACCCGACGCCGAACGGTGCGTACACCGTCGACTATTTCTATCAGAACACCCTTGATCCGCTATCGGACAGCAACCCGACGAACGTGATTTTGAAACGTTTCCCAGCGTTGTACCTATGGGGGGCTTGCCATGAGGCGGCTATGTTCAGCCGGGATGTTACGCTTGCGCCGATGGCCGAACAAAAGTACCAAGCCGCGCTCATTAATGCCCGAAGCGTCGATTATGTAGGAGGCGCAACGCTCCGCACCGATCTAGGACTTCGAAACGGCGCGTTCAACTTCTATGGCGGGGATTGATTATGCCGCTCGAAACTGCAACCTATGTCGCTAATCTTGACGCGACAAACCCAACATCCACAGACCCAAAGAGTCAGGGAGACGATCATCTTCGGATGATTAAGTCGGTACTGCAAAATAGCTTCGCCGGTTTCCCTGGCATGGTTGTCGTGACCGGCAGCGAAGCGCAGGGCGCAACGGCCAACGACTACGTTGTCACTGTCAGCCCATCACCATCTGCATACACGGCATCAATGCTGGTGCTGTTCAAGGCGGGACACGCTAATACAGGAGCGGCAACACTGACGATCAACAGCCTAACGGCTAAGTCGTTGCTTGCGGTCGATGCAACTACGCTAAAGTCTGGCGATATCGATAACGGCGGCATCGTCGCGGCCTACTACGACGGCGTGAACTTCTATCTGGTCAGTGGCAACGACCGAGCGAACCGCCACGGTGATACCTACAGCGGAACGCACGATTTCACAGTCGCAACGGTCAACGTTGCAACGCAAACCCAGGGTGATAACTCGGCGAAGCCAGCGAGTACAGCCTATGTTGATACGAGCACGGCAACGGAGGCCGCAATCAGGGCGTCTGTGGATGCTACGAAAGCACCGATTGACTCTCCGACATTCACGGGCACGCCAATTGCCCCTACCCCGGCGCTAGGTGACAACAGCACCAAGATTGCAACGACAGCCTTCGTAGTCCAGCAGGCGTTCCAAGCGGCACTGCCAGCGCAGATCAATAACGGGACGCAGTACGTTCTTACATCGCAAAACGGCGTTGCATATTGGGGCGTTAGGTATCCCGATTTCTTACTTATGTCTCAAGGAGTAATCTGATATGGCATCTAATCCGCAATACGTCGGCACGCCGAAATCGCCGTCCGTTACTATCTCGACTGCAAATGCAAACCGTGACGGCACGGGCACGCTTGTTACGCTAATGACAGCTGGGACAAGTGGCTCGCGCGTTGACCGGTTGAATATCACTGCAACGGGTACGACAACGGCGGGCATGATTAGGTTCTTTGTTAATTCTTCTTTGATCCGAGAGATTCCAGTGCTTCCGATTACTCCATCGTCGGCAGTACCTGCATGGTCTGCCGACGTTGTTTTTGAGAACGGACTTGTGCTAGGTTCTGGTGCGACGCTAAGCGTAGCGACAAATAACGCAGAGACATTCCGCGTTACCGTCATCAATGGGGGTGACTTCTAATGAACAAAGGAAACTACGGGTATCCGCTCCCGCCGAATGCGCCCACGCGCGTGGCTCCGCCGTATTGGAAGAACGTCAAGGCGTATCTTGTTCCTGGCACATACAACGATTTCGTAGTGCCGCAGAACGTTTTTCAGGTTCTAGCGGTCGTCGTTGGTGCTGGTGGGTCTGGCGGCAGTAACAATGGCGGCACGGGCACGGGCGGCGGCGGCGGCGGCTTTGCAATGGGCATCATTGACGTGGTGCCGGGGCAGACGCTCCCAACGATCACTGTAGGAGCCGGCGGCGCATCGGTGACGGGCGCGTCGAACGGTGTTGCAGGAGGCACGTCCTCCGTGGGGACTTTACTAACCGCGACGGGCGGGGGCGCAGGCCTGACTCAGGCAAGCGGAACATCTGCAACAGTAGCTGGCGGCTCCGGTGGTTCCGGTACTGCTGCGCCAAGTCTGCGTGGCGCTTTTACGGCATCAGGCGGGGCAGGTGGAGGCAAAACCGTAGCAAACACGTCGAATAGCAGCGGATTCGGCGGTGGCGGTGCTGGCTCGATCTTTGGGGCCGGCGGACAGGGCGGCACGATGGATGGGAACGCTGCGCATAGCACGTTCGGCACGGGCGGCGGAGGTTTTGGCGGAAAGGGCGGGTCTATCCCAAGCACAGCGACGGGCGCACTGTCCAATTTCGGAACCGGAGGCGGCGGGATATACAAGGGAGGCGACCGGGATGGCGGGAGCAGTGGTGGGAGTGGCACCGTCGGCACGGGCGGTGGGGGCAGTGCCGGCACTGGCGTAACTGCAAACGTAACTTCAACGTCAACCCAAGGGACAAACGGTGGCCCAGGAATACTCAATGCTGGCGGAGCCGGGAATGGCTCCGGCGTTGGCGGAAACGGGGCAAGCACGAGCGTTACATCCGCAGACTTCAATTACCTGTTGGCTTTCATTACGCCTGGTATCTTTAATGGTTCTGGCGGCGGCGGTGGGGCAAATTACCCAGGCGGCATAGGCGGTATTGGTGGCGGCGGTGGTGGAGGAAGTGGAGCTGGCATCGGCTGCATCGGCGGCGTTGGTGGCGGCGGTGGTGGTTGCGGAAGCTCCACCGGCAACGGTGGGAGTGGCGGCATTGGAGGAGGCGGAGGAGGCAGTTGCGGAGTCGGAGGAAGTGGCGGAATTGGAGGCGGAGGCGGTGGAGTCGGAGGCGGAAACAGCAGCGGCGCAGGCGGAAATGGAATGGTGCTTCTAGCGTGGACGGAGGGCTATTGAGCATGAAAAAAGCATGGATCGAAAACGGCGTCATTCGTGACATTTGTCCCGGAGACCCAAACGAACTGTACCGGCCTGAGGTTTCCGAGCTTTACAGCGCCGATGTTCCAGACAACGCCGCAAATGGTGACGGGTGGGTTGATGGAGCATTGGTAAAACGGCCAGCACCAGCGCAGGAGCACATCGAGGAACCTGTCCAGCGCCCGCGTGTCTCACCGGTCGAGTTCAAGCTGTTGTTCGCCCCACAAGAGCGAGTAGCGATCAAATCAGCGAGAGCGAATGACCCGGTGATCGAAGATTTCATGGAAATCGTTGAAGATCAGCGATTGACTTACGTGGACTTAAACCTGAAATCGACGCAGGATGCGCTTGGATATTTGGTGGCGAAAGGCATCCTCACTGAAGATCGCAAGGCACAGATTCTTGACGGGACGCTTCAGTAATGCCATTGGTGCGCGTGCCTGACGTTGGCGCTGTCGGGGTCATCAAAGACCTAAGCCAGCACGAACTGCCAAACAATGCCTGGACGGATGCGAAAAACATCCGGTTCTTAGATGGATACGCTTATCAGTTCTACGGGCATGGAGAGGTCTATAACTCACCGTCTGTAGCTCCGCAGTATGTAATGCCGTGCAACGTTGGAGGCAATAGATACTGGGTCTATGCTACCGCATCTAAGGTGTTTTGTGTGACCATTACGGGTGGAGTGGCGGTTCATACTGATATAACGCCATCGTCCGCGCGGATCGGCGTCCCTAACAAGTGGACTGGCACCCTACTGTCTGGTATCCCGATCCTGAACAGCGGAGACACCAGCACCGGCCCAATGTATTGGAGCCTTAATACGGCGAACAAGTTTGCCGAGCTTCCAAATTGGCCTGCCAACACCTATTGCAAGTCGCTGCGATCTTTCAAGAATTTCTTGGTGGCGCTGAACGTCACTAAGTCGGGCCAGAATTACCCATTCATGGTAAAGTGGTCGCACCCCGCAGACCCCGGGTCGTTGCCCGTAACGTGGGATCAGACTGATGCCACAAAGGATGCTGGCGAGGCCGATCTAGCAGAGGGTTACGATCCAATCGTAGACGGATTGCAGCTACGCAATTCGTTTATGATCTACAAGCAGGCTTCCTGCTGGCGCATGGACTATATCGGCGGCCCGTATGTGTTCCAGTTCTCGAAAGTGCTTGGCACAAGCGGGGCGCTGAATCCGAACTGTGTGGTGGAGGTTGACGGCTTCCATGTTGTGCTGACAGGCTCCGATGTGATCGTCCATGATGGGCAGAGCGCACAATCCGTCCTCGACAAGCAAACGCGCCGGCATCTGTTCCAAAATATCGACGTTGACAACCCGGATAAGTGCTTTGTATTCAAGAACCCATTTTTCAACGAGGTGTTTGTCTGTTACCCGTCCATCGGCTCATCGTCGTGCAACATGGCGATGGTGTGGAACTACAAAGACCGGACGGTGAGCTTCCGCGAGATTCCGAACCTGAATCACGCAGCGCCAGGGCCGGTAGATAACGGCCTGATTGGCAATTGGGCGCAGGATTCCGCGCCGTGGGATTCTGATTTGACGCTTTGGAACGGACCGGACTTTGTTCCTAGCGCAGCGCGTTCGATCATGGCAAGCGCCAACACAAAGCTCTACATGATGGACTCGTCAGCGAGCTTTGATGGAGCGATCCCGCAGGCATACATCGAGCGGCGCGGGTTGTCCTTCGGTGCCCCTGAAGCTATCAAACTTATACGCGGCATTCGCCCACGCATCATCGGAAATGCCGGAGAAACTGTAAAGATACGTGTCGGTTGGTCTAACCATGACCCATATGCAGAACCTACGTGGGGTAGGGTTATGGATCACGTAATCGGAACCACGATTTCAGATGACTGCCTTGTCTCTGGTCGCTACATTGCGCTACGTTTTGAGACTGGAACGGCCTATCAATGGCGGCTCGACAGCTATGACATAGATGTCGAGAACGGGGGTATGTGGTGAGGACTCCGAGCGCGTCTAGCGTCTTTTACGCTCCGGCCAACGTACCAGATGACGCAGAACAGTTTCGTCGGTATGTAGAGGAAGAACTGCGAAAGGTAGCTTCGGCAATCTCTTTACTAGCAGCGGGACATCTAGACAAAACTACAACTGCGCCAGCGAAACCGCGCGAGGGAGACATCCGGTTTGCTGACGGCACGAACTGGAATCCTGGCAACGGCGCTGGCGTCTATGCCTATTACAATGGGGCATGGCATATTCTCGGATGAGCCACGAAATGCAAATAACGGTGCGCGGAATTCTCTCAAGTGAAGCCTGCGATTGGTGGCCGAGAGTATCGCAATGGGTGGCAGACGCTCTGGCGCATGGCGGCGAGTGCTATTCGCTTGAAGATATTTTGACCGCCATCCAGCAGCGCGACATGCAGCTTTGGGTGGTGCATGAAAACGATGAGCTAAAAGCGGTTTGCGTGACCGAGATTAGGCAATGGCCACAAGCCAAAATCTTGACAGCTATTATCGTAGCAGGCAATGATATGCCGCATTGGGTTTGCGCCCTAGATGACACGTTGACTCGCTATGCTGTGGCACAGGGATGCAAAGCAATCGAAGCACATGGGCGCAAGGGTTGGAAGCCAACCCTCAGCGAACTTGGATGGCGTGATGTCGTTGTGACATATGTAAAGGAGATCAATCATGTCTAAAGGTGCCAGTCCTACAACGACCACGCAAAAGTCTGAGCCTTGGTCTGGCGTGCAGCCCTATTTGCTTGGGTCGCAAACAACGCGCTTGAAGCAAGGCGTTACGCCGATCTATAAGACGGAGCAAGTCGGGAATCCGAGCGCAGGCGTGGGTACGTTTTGGGACAGCGGGGCAATCCCAAGTGCAGTGGAAACGAAAAACGTCCTCAGTAACCCGGTGTCCGACTATGAAACCATAGGTTCACCAGGAATTTTCGCAGAAGCGCAGCGCCTATACCAAAGCGGCGGCTGGCGGCCTGAACAGCAAGCTCTAGTTGATGAGCAAAACAAGAACCTTGGAAGCAGGGTGAATCAGGCCGGTAGCGCTTATGGCGTTGGAAATGCCGCGATAAATGGTCAGTTTGACCCTAGGATTTCCAGCGTTGGGAACATTCAAGGGGCAGACAAAATTGTCGCGCAGATGGTAGACCCAACCAAGGCATTTGCTTCGCTTGGCGCAGCGAATCCTACGGGCGCGATTCAGCAGATGCTTACCGGTAGGGCTGATACTTCAACCCTAGACCCGGTTGTTCAATCAGCATTTCGCCGGTTGGGAGAGGGATTTAATGAACAGGTACTCCCAGGTATTCGTGGCAATGCTATTGCTTCGGGGCAATATGGTGGCTCACGACAAGGAATTGCAGAAGGCTTGGCAAGTCGTGGCCTTCTGTATTCGATGGGCGACGTTGCGAACAATATGTATAACCAAGCCTATCAACAAGCGCAACAAAATATGTATGGCACGGCAAACAACATGGCCGGCCTTGGTATCAATAACTCTCAGTCGAACGCTAGCCGCGATTTGTCGGCACAAACTAGTAATGCGTCTAACCAATTGGCGGCACAGACGTTTAACGCTACCCTAGCTTTGCAGAAAAACCAACAGGCAATGCAACTGGCGCAGCAGCAACTAGCAAACCGGACAGCCGGCCTCAATGCATTTGGCGTCGGGAACGCGCTACAGGATCAGAATTATCAGCAGCGATTAGGGCTTCTCGATGCTCAAGATCAACACAACTGGAACAACCTGAACAATTACTCGTCCATCGTGCAAAACGGTGCAAGACTTGGTGGAACTGCAACGATGTCGCAGCCGAACTACACCAATCCAATTTCCGGGGCGTTTGGTGGCGCACTAGCAGGAGCGCAGCTTGCCAATATGACTGGGCTGATGGGATCAAGCACTGGTGCTGGTCTTGGCGCGTTGCTTGGACTTATTGTATGACCTCTGTTTACTGATGGGGTCATCACCATTGATGGCGTGGATTACGTGAACTACGGGAGAATCTAAATGGCCGGGCTACTAGATCAATCAAACTTTGGATTCGGCACCGGATTCGACGACCCGCGCACGCTTGGCGTGCTCGGTGCTGCTGCTGGTCTGCTTAGTGCTGCAGGACCTTCTCCTAGGAGAATCACGCTAGCCGAGGCGATGGGCCAAGGTCTGAAAACAGGAATGGCCGGCTATCAATCCGGGCAGCAAATGGCACTGGAAAAGCAGAAAGGCGATTTGCTACAGGCGCAGACAAATCAGGCCATCTTGCAGGCACAACGGCAGCAGGCGCTGCAAAACTATGTCGCAGGAATTCTCGGTTTCGGCTTGCCCACAAATCAATCGTCGCAAGGCTCGCCACAGGTGGGCGGACAACAACCCGATCAAACGCAAGGCACCGGATTGCGAATCGGCATGCCGCCTGGTTTGCAAGTTCCAAGTATCGACGGCGGCATTGGCCTGCGTGCGCCAAGCACCGATATTTTCTCGGCGCAACCGAAACCCGATAGCAGCAACCCGGCTGCGCAGCCGCAAACGGCGGCTACCAATGGCCTCCAGCCGTTTGGGCAACCGGCACCAAGCGGGATGCAGCCCAAGCCCGGCGCTTTCCCGTTCTCGTTGAACCAAATTGCCGCGTTGAGCGTTTTGGGTGCGCCTGGTGCTAAAGAGCTATTCGACATGGCGAAGTATTCAATCGAGGGCGTCAAACGCGAGCCTGGCACGCACTATTTCAACCCATACACGGGCGAATATACATACGCACCCAAGGTTCAAGAGGGCGCGACACTGACAAATGACGGTCGTATTGTCCCGATTCCTGGGTCTATTGAATTTAACGCGGCGAATACAAGTGCTCAGGAGCTTGCGAAAGCTCAAGCTAATGCTACCTTCGACCTAGTTTCAGTTCCAAGTGGTGACGGCAGGACGGTGATGATGCCCCGTGCTCAAGCCGTATCAATTCTAGGCGGCCAAGCCATGATGCCGAGCGGAGTGCAACAGTCCGGGCAGAGCCAGCAGCAAGGCTTTGGCTCGCAAAGTGGATCGCCATATGCATTGACGCCAGGGTTCGGCGTCTCTCAAAGCCAAGGCGATCAGACCTATCAAAACGAGGCGGCCAAGGCTGCGGCAGATCAATACAATAAGATTCAGGATGCTGGATTTGCTGCGGCTACAAAAAGCGCTAAGTTGCAACAACTTGGGAAGCTCCTCGATGACTTCAATGGCAGTAAGCTGTCACCGATGGGCATGGAGCTTGCACAATTTGCCAAGTCTCTCGGATTGAATGTAGACCCAAAGCTGCCAAACAAAGAGGCATCCATTGCGCTTACGAATGAGCTAGCATTAGCGATGCGCAATCCGGCAAATGGCGAAGGCATGCCGGGCAACTTTTCGGATGCAGACCGCGAATTTGTGGTCAAATCTGTCCCGAACCTGATGCAAACTGCGCAGGGCCGTCGGCAGTTGATTGATATGCAGATCCAACTACTACAGCGTCAGGCCGATACAGCGGCAATGGCTAGGAAATGGGCGCAGCGATACGGAAGGCTTGATGCCGTCAACCCTGCTACTGGCAAGAGCTTCTACGACAACCTGCAAGAATGGGCGGCGCGCAACCCGTTGTTCGCTCAGCCAGCTCAGTGACGCATCATGAACCTATTCGATTTTGCCATCCAGGAAGCGCAACGAAACGGCGTAGACCCGAACCTCGTCCTGCGCGTCATGCAGACGGAATCGGGAGGGAACCCGTATGCGGTTTCATCGAAAGGCGCGATCGGGCCAATGCAGCTTATGCCTGCGACGGCAAAAGACCTAGGTGTTAACCCAAATGACCCGCTAGACAACATTCGCGGCGGCGTTCGGTATCTGGCACAGCAACTCAAGAGCTTCGGTTCGCCAGAACTTGCGCTTGCGGCCTACAACGCTGGCCCCGGCGCAGTGCGCAAGTTTGGTGGCGTTCCCCCATACCCGGAGACGCAGCGGTATGTTGACGCGATCACCCAAGGCAACTCTGACCCGCAGCAGTATGCAGGGAAGCCCGCGCCGGATGATTCGGACATTTTCGGCGCTCCGAGCGGATCGGCTGCACAGAGGGGAAGCGGACGGCAGGTAAACGACGACTCCGACATCTTCGGAAACTCTGCCGGCAGCGGACGCGCTGTCAATGCAAAGTCTGCACAAGTACAGCCACAGCAAGCGGCGCAGCCACAGCAATCCTCGCCGCCGTTGACATTGGCCGACCGCGTTCTCAAAGGCATGCGCGACCCCATTGATGCCGGGGCGCAGCTTCTAACGAATGTGCTTCCTGGAAATATCGTTCAGGCCGGGAACCAACTCAACAACTGGCTTGCCGACAAAACTGGCCTCGTGGGGAGACTTCCGACGGGCGGTGTTGACCAACAGGTGCGCGATGCGGAACAGCAGTACCAAGCCGCTCGCAAAGCAGCAGGTAGCGACGGCATCGATTGGGATCGCATGGCTGGCAACATCCTCAGCCCTGCAAACATTGCCGCAGCTTCCAAGATTCCGCAGGCGGCAACATTGGCCGGGAAAATCGGCGTTGGAGCACTGTCTGGAGCAGGATTCGGCGCACTGACGCCGGTTAGTTCGGGAGATTTCGGAGACGAAAAGACCAAGCAAGTTATCAGCGGCGCGGTGGTCGGAGGCGCGATCCCCGCAATCGGCGCTGCCCTTTCTTCGATTATCAGTCCAGCAGCTTCCAGAAACCCTAATCTTGCTGCTTTGCGAGATGAAGGAGTACAGCCTACTATCGGTCAATCGCTCGGCGGCACGGCCAACCGCGTCGAGGAAAAGCTACAGAGCGTGCCGTTCGTAGGTGACGCAATCACGGCAGCGCGTAGGCGAGCTGTTGAGCAATTCAACAATGCCGCGATCAACCGGGCGGCATCGCAGGTCGGGTCGCAGGTCGATGACATTGGTCAGGCCGGAGTAAAGCAGGCTGGAGACGCAATCAGCCAATACTACAACCAAGCGTTGAGCCAAGTTAAAGGTGTCCCGCTCAACGATCAAGCATTTCTTGACGGCCTTGCGAATCTTTCTGACGCGTCCAAGAGTCTTGTACCGGACATGACGCGGAAGTTCGATAAAACAGTCGGCGACATAGTGCTGTCTCGCGTTCCGAATGATGGCATCCTTCCCGGTCAGGCTTATAAGGCCATTGACAGCGATCTTGGATCAATGGCTTCGTCATACCGTGGATCAAGCAATGTGTACGAGCAGGAGCTTGGCGATAAGCTCCTACAGCTAAAAGACTTACTCAACCAGCAGATGCGCAACACAAACCCTGATGTTGCTGCAATGCTCGACAAAGCTGATGCAGGATGGGCAAATCTCGTGCGCGTTGAGGCGGCGGCGAAAGCAGCGAAGAACAGTGAGGGGATTTTCACTCCTGCGCAACTGAACATGGGTGTGCAGTCAGCCGACAACAGCGTGCGCAACCGTGCGGTGGCTCGCGGCACGGCGTTGCTGCAAGACCTTGCCAATGCTGGTCAGCAAGTGCTTGGCAACAAATACCCGGATTCAGGGACGGCGGGGCGGCTGTTGCTTGGCGGCGCTGGACTCGGCGCGGGGTTTTACAACCCGATGATTCCTGCCGGGCTTATCGGAGCGTCAGCGCTCTACACGCCAGCAGTGCAGCGTGTGCTTAACTTGCTGGCGACACAGCGACCAGAATTTGCCGGACTTCTTGCCAATGGAATAGAGAAAAGTGTGCCCTTCTTGCTCCCTGCGGCGGGCCAGACTGCGGCGGGCCTTCTCAATCAGCCATGACCAGAAGATAATGCCAACTGACCCGGCTGCAATTCTGGCAAGTTCATCTGTTGTCATGGTGTAAAGTTTATACTATCTTTATGTTGTTGTGCTGCGAGTTCATTTCTATAACACAACAGGAGTGGATATCTTGGAATTACGAAAACGGCTATTGAATATCTTGATTGCTATTGACCAGTTTCTATGGGTTCTCACGACTCTTGGAAACGGCGAGCCAGACGAGACAATCAGCGCCGCAGCATGGAGGATGGAACGCGACGGGAAAATCGCGGGCCGTATTCTTCGGCCATTGATTGATACACTATTCCGCCCATTCGAGAAAGAGCACTGTTGGCTTAGTTACCAATCAGAGCTATCCGGCGCGCAGCTTCCATCGTCCTACAGGAATGATAAATGACCGACGATCAGATCTCGGCGCTCTCAAGAGACATCAAGCACATCCGAGAAAACCAAGATACGATGCGGGCAGCCATCGAGCGGATGAGTGAGGCTGTGACCCGGCTCGCCATCGTCGAGGAGCGTCAAGCCGCAGCATCGCAAGCCATCGAGCGCGTCATGTCCATCGTCGAAAAGATTGATGAGCGCGTGCGATCACTAGAAGTCGCCGAGCCGATGCAGGCCAAGACAAGCGAGTGGGTTCAGTCTGCTCTGTGGGCGGCTGGCAGCGTTGCAGCTATGTTCATCGCGCACCGTGTAGGTCTATTCTGATGGAGCGAATCTCGACGACGAAATGGAAGGCCATCGGCGCTACGGCTGCCGTGGTTGCCTCCATTGCTTCGTTCGAGGGATACCGCGACCAATCCTATGACGACGGCGTGGGTGTGCAGACCCTCGGGTTTGGCACAACTCAAACCGATGCCGGCAAGGTCAAGCCCGGAGACAAAACCGATCCCGTGCGCGCCGTGATTGCCTTGCAGCGCGGAGCGGATCAGCGGGCCAGACAGCTTGCCGAGTGCATCGGAGACGTTCCGCTCTCGAAAGGCGAGTGGGACGCATACGTGTCATGGTCATACAACGTCGGCACCGGAGCGGCCTGCAATTCGACGCTGGTGAAGAAGCTAAAGCAATACCCACCGGACTATACCGGAGCCTGCCGCGAACTGCTCAAGTGGACTCGGGCCGGTGGGCGCGAACTCCCGGGCCTAGTCAAGCGTCGTCAGGCCGAATATCAGATGTGCATCGGAGGCTTGGAATGAGCCGAGGGCTATTCAACTTCCGCGCTGTCGCAACACTCTCACTCGGGGCGGTCTACGTCGGTGCGCTCCTGTGGGCGATGCTGCATGACCGGCCAGATGTGCAGAGCTTCATCAGCGGCCTTGGCCCTAGCTTCGGCATGGCGTTGGGGTACTGGTTTCGTAGTTCGGAACAGTCATGAACCCGGTCAGCCTGATCATTGCAGCCTTCCTGTTCGCGCTCGGCTTTTCGTCTGGCTACGGCATCGAGCGCCGCTCCCGCATCGCTGAAGTGGCCTCAATCAAGGCTGACATTGCCAAGCGCGAAGCCGCAACCGCTGAGGAATCACACCGCCGCATCGAAGCTGCGCAGAAAGCCGCAGACGCAGCCGTCGCAGCACGCGACGCACGGCTGGCAGAACTCGATGCCGTCAACCGGAGACTTCGCCATGACCTTCAGACCGCTACCACTGGCCGCCCTTGCCTGTCTGCTGACGCTCGGAGCGTGCTCCAGCAATCCCCCGCTTTCAGCCTCAAGCTGCCCACGACCAACGGCGGCGCTGCTTCAGCCCCTGCCGCCGTTGCCGCCGATTCCGGCGACAGCACGGACGCAGATGTCGCAGCGTGGATCATCGACGCAGCAGACCTCTACGAACAATGCAGGGCAAGGATTGACGCAATCAGGAAGTGGGATGAAGTGACAAACGGCACTCGGTAGTCACGACCTTAGCTCCGATGTAGATAGCATCTACAGCCCGACGCCCTCACTTGGAGGGCGTCTCTTTTATGGGCGCGTCCGATCTGTTTACGATGACCGCATACAAGCCGCATCGTGGCATGGATTTTCTGCAAGCGGCCATCCATACGCCACGCTATCGTCTCCATTTCCAAGTCCGAAGCATTGATGAAACTCGGCATGGTCAAGCAAGTCTGCGTACCGATATGCTTCTACTATGTTGTACGTGTTCACGTCTAGCTTCATCCCACTGTGCTTGCCAAAATTAGTATTCTGCAAACATATCATGCGTCTTGGCTGACTCTGCTCCCCGCAAGTTGATGACGGCCTGCCGGTAGTAACTGTCCTTCAGCTCAATGCCAACGAAACGGCGCCCCATCTCAATCGATACAAAACCTTCAGACCCAATACCGGCAAACGGAGACAGCACGATGTCGCCAGGATTAGTCCAAAGGTCGATGCCGCGCCTGATTACTTCAAGCTGAAGCGGGCAAATGTGCCGCTCATCATCATGTTCGCGCGCGCTGCGGTATTGCAACGTGTCGGACGGGTCTATGTCCATCCAGATAGGACTTGCTATCTTTTGCCACTTCTCGACGGGGAATTGTTCCGGGTCATGCGTGACGCGGTACTCGACTTCTCCTGGGCGGCGCATCGTGACAAGGTAATCGGGGATGCCCTGTCGGCACATTGTTGCATTCGTGCGTACTGTCTTATGCAGCAGCCCGAGCGCCTTCGTGCGCTGCATAGCCGTCACTGGGTCTTTCCAGATGCACACTTCACTGGCATATATGAATCCGTGTTTTTGGAACGCGCGAATCAAGTCGCCTCTGAAGTCCTTCAGCCCAATATACCCGTCGCGCTCTTTACTGGTAGGCAGCAGCATACAATGAAAGCTGACGTTATGTCCTGGCTTTACAACGCGCAGCAACTCCCGCACAAGAAAATCGAAGTGCTCGAAGAACTCATCGTCATTGCGAACGTTGCCCATATCGCGCGGGCTGTTTGAGTATGTGTATAGGCTAGCGAAAGGAGGCGAGAAGATTGAGTAATCAATGCTCGCATCAGGTAGCCCTCGAAGCACCTCGACACAGTCTCCGTTGAAGATACTAAAGTTATTGCCGTGGAATTGATCTATGCAGTTCATGCTGACCTCATAAAGGAAGGAAGTTGTACTTTTGTAGAAGCGTTGTATTCGTTGCTTTCCCGTCTCTGACCCAATACATCGGCCTTTACGCTATCAATAACCTCGGCGGCAAGCGCATCAGCCATCGCCATTGCGTCTTTCTCTTTGCGCCTCAGATTTGAGACTACGCTGCCTTCTTGCTCGCTGGCAAAGATATGAACGTGAACATCGCGCTTTTGCCCAAATCGCCAGCAACGGCGAACGGCCTGATAGTATGATTCCCAAGAGTCGGTTACGCCGACGAATCCAACATTACGGCAGTGTTGCCAGTTCAGCCCCCATCCAGCGATTGATGGTTTCGTGACAAGCACGCGTATCTTCCCGACGGAGAAATCGATTAGCTTGCGCTCCTTATCTGTCGCAGTGTCAGATCCGCGTATCTCTACTGCATCAGGAATCGCGGCCCGCAAGGCATCGCCTTCGGCGTTCAGGTCGCACCAGATGACCCACGGCTCATCACTGTCATTCACAATGTCGGCACACGCCCTGACTCGCGCATCAAGGCTATCCTTTCTCGCGTTCCTGCGCTCCATTAGGTCTGTCGCCTCCATCGCGAACAACATACCCGGCGTAACAGTTGAGTTGTCGGCTTTTACCGTGTGCTGGTGAACATGCAGCGGGGGCAGTATGTACGCGCTCGCGTCAAACCCCAAATCCGCCGGGCTGCGTAACATCGCGCCCCAAGTCGCCACCCATTGCCAGAACGCATGCTTTGCATGCCCCTTAAGTCGCCAAGTCTGGGTCTCACCGCCATCGTGAACAAAGAACTCCGCCAGCATTTCGGCGCGCGACCTAATACCGAGAAACTCTGCGTGTGTGCCGAGTTCTGTCCAGTCATTGGGTGCCGGGGTCGCAGTAGCGCATAGCCTGTATGGCGTGCGAGCAAACGCATCTAGCAATGATTGGAGCGTCTTGCTGTTGTGGTGCTTGATGATGCTGGATTCATCGAGCACAACAGCGCCGAATCGACCGGTGTCGAACTTGTGCAATCTGTCGTAGTTGGTGATAGTGATTCCAGGCTTGACCTCACTTGCATC